TCTTATGGGGCACAGAACGAAACGTATATGAGTCGGTCGGCTGAAAAATGGGTGAAGGGTTTGTGTTTCAACGAATTAGGTGTGGGTGGCTGAAATGACGGCGTAAAACGAAGCGTTTACATAGGCTTACATTTGGTTTACTTTTGGGGCTTGTTGAGGCTCCTGTGGTTTACATGGGGCTTACGGGTGGTTTATATTGCGTTTCTGTTGGTGGTTGGTGTTGGGGTGGGGTGGGGTAGAATGGTGGCTGAGGCCACTTTTTTTATGGTGTTTCTGAAATTTAGTATTGCGAAATTATTCCATATAATGATTATTTGGTATATTTGCAGAAACAAAACGAGTGAATATGGCAAAGGTAATACATGTGCATCTGCTGCACAATATAGATGGAACGAGGCGGAAAGACTGGTACTTTAGCAGCATTTCCGCGGTTTATACGGTTTTGACGGCTGAACAGATCGGTGCAACGAAGAATTATTTGCTTCATGCAGGGCTGTCTGGCAATGGTACATTATGCACGAAACGCGCTATAATCAAGCAATCTACGCTTATTTCATGCTCTCGTGGGGCAGATGATTAGACTGATGTTTTTATGGCGTTAGAACGCAAATAAAAGGCCGTTTGTACGGTCGTGGGAAAGGAGGTCATTTGGCCTCCTTTTTTTGTGCCTAAAAGTGGCGAAAATGGGAATGGGGTTACTATTGGGGTTACAGATAGGGGTTACATTTTCCGAAATTAGGGGTTACACATTCGGGGTTTTCGGGGGTAGGATAGAGGGGGAGGGAAAAGGACAGTTTTAAGGGATAGGGTGGGGGAAACTACCCATTTGTGATATTGGTAAAATGGGCGCGAATCGGGCTAAAACCTTGTATTTATGGGGATTCTTACATGGGATGAGCCTCGAAAGAGGGGGTACACCCCTCCAAACGGGGTTCTAATGGCATTGGAGGGGTATACGTATGGTGTTACGGCTTACCACCTATGATAACATGAAATGGGTTTAGCCTGCACTTGCAATATTTGAAGTGTCGGCATCCGATACATGTTTTTCTTTTTCAATAGTCATTTGTCGTATTTGTTCTTTTAGACGACCTATTTCTTCTTTTAGTTCCCCATTTTCAATAATCTGCTGTTCTAGATGCTTTATCTCCCCCTTGAGCATTCCTACTTCTTCTGCTTGTTCTTTATATCTATAATCTTTATTCTCCATAATAGAAAGAAACATTTCGCAAACCCCTTCAGATGACATCGGGAAATCGGGTAGTTGCGGAATTGCTATAGCGGGTTTGGAACGTCCATTAATGATGCCAGACTTTAACATTGGTCCTTCTCCAAGAAGCAACCATGATGTATTGAAGCTGTATAAAGCGCATAATTTAGCAATGGTATCAGTCCCTGCATTCATTCTATTATTCAGAATTTCTGAAAATTTGGCAGGCTTAATACCTAAGGTGCTGGCAATGTTTGATTTGGTGAGCCCTTTGTCTTCTAAAAGGCTGTTTATTGCCTGTATGAAACGGCTGTTTATTTCTAATTTATCCATAATTTTAATATACCAAGTACAGAAAATCTGAATTTTATTTTGTTTGAATACAGAAATTCTGTATCTTTGCAGCGTGTTAATAATTTAACGAGCGGTCAAAGATACGAAAAAAGGTCGAGAATAACGAATTTTTGCAATTAAAGAATATGAACGACAACGAATTAAAGGAGTGGCAGACGCAGAGCGTGAAACACAAGGTGGCGATGGTTCTGATAATGGATGGTGTTAGTTTCAGCTCACGGAAGAGGACGGCATCGTATTTACAGCACCAGAATGTTATGTGGCGAGATTGATAAGACGGCTGATGTCCTGCTACGGATGTAGCGTTAGACCGAAAATAAACGAGGTAAAATGATTGCAGGATAACACGGAACCTCAGAATACCGTACAGGATAGTCGGTAAAGGGGGGCCTCGGATGACAGCGGGAAAGACCGCAGGGGTGGCACGGTTGCAGTGGCCGGAAAGTTGGAATAAGCGAAAGCGAAGAGCGTAGGACAGCCACGGGGTTCGACTCCCCACACCCCACAAATAAGTATAACGTAAAAACAAGTGAGATATGAAAAAGTACATTCATGTAACAAAAGAGGTTCGCGAGCACCTGATGAAAATCTTCGGTGTTTCCGCTGTAATGGTATGGAAGGCTCTGACTTTTGAGAGTGAAAGCACACTTGCCAACAAGATACGCAAGGCAGCCTTTGAAAATTTCGGCATATTGATGAACGAGTTGCCAGCGATGGAAACATTCCATGACTATGATGGCTATATGCGACAATATTTGCCAAATGGGGCAATGTTGGAATTTTGCCGTAATGACAATAGCGGAGATGTCTTCTTCAAAGGTGTGAAAGTTAAGCATTATGAGCAGGTTATGTTCTCGGATATTGAGAATATCCAAAAGTTTGCAAGTGAATTAAGATAAGGGAGGCAGAATTATGGAGTACCACGATAACAGACTTTGCATCTCGATGCGGGAACTTGTGGATGGCGGTGTGATGACCGTACCCAACTACAAGCAGCTCTCTGCACGCGGTCGCATAGACATTGTGCGTCGTGGTGGAAGAGGCGGCTATGCGCTCATCGCGGTTAGCAGTCTGCCCGATGCTTATCAAGACAAACTCAAGGAGATTTATCCGGACCCGTCGCTTGAGGTGCTGCTTGCCTGGCTTGATGCCAACTACGAGGTAGACCAGGCAGCTGTCGCATATTTCAACGACTGGCGCAACCAGTGCGGACACGACCACGCTACCGATGCTCATGTGAAGGAGTATGTGACCAACGCCAGCGTGCTGAATGCTTGTATCAAACTCTACAACAACGCCAAGGCGATACAGAAGACGATGGGCCAGAAGTATGACTGGAGCATGATGTCGCAAGCTGTGGAGGGCTACCGTATGAAGACCGGGCACACATTGCCGGCAAGTATGTTGCGCTTCCGCAAGAAGGTGAACGAGTATCAGCGTGACGGATACCAGTGTCTCATCAGCCGAAAGTTCGGTAACCAGACAAGCCGTAAGGTGGATTACCGTACCGAGCGTTTGATTCTGTCGATAGCCGTGTTACCCAACAAGCCGTTCAATACCAATGTTTGGGAATTGTACAACTCGTTTGTGTGCGGTGAGCTGGACGTGTATGACCCAGAGACCGGTGAGCTTTTCGACGCAAGCGAGTGGACCGACAAGAACGGTGACCCGAAGTCGCTGAGCGAAAGCACCATCACCAACTATCTTAACAAGCCCAAGAACCGACTGTTTATTGAACACTCGCTTGACTCTTACACCACATTCATGCACGAGCAGATGCCACACGTTCACCGCCATGCGCCTGAGTTCTCGTTCTCAAAGATTTCATTCGATGACCGCGACCTCCCACGCAAACTGAAGGATACCAAGGCAAGGCCGAAGGCATACTACGCCTACGATGTCACAAGCCAGTGCGTGGTGGGCTACGCCTACAACCGCAACAAGAACGTGGACTTGGTTGCCGACTGCTTCCGCTCGATGTTCCGACTGATAGAAAGCAAGGGCTGGGGTTGCCCGGCACAGGTTGAGGTGGAGAACCACTTGATGAGTCAGTGGAAAGAGAGTTTCCTGAAGGCAGGAGTATTGTTCCCATTTGTGCGCTTCTGCGCCCCGATGAACTCCCAAGAGAAATACGCTGAGCCGATGAACGGTGCCAAGAAACGCCGTGTGGAGCATAGAAACCATCTCGGCATCGGACGCTTCTATGCCAAAGACAGACACTACCGCACGGAGGCCAAGAAGGTGTTTGATGAGAAGAATGACACCTATGAGGACAAACAGTACTACACATGGGAAGAACTGATTGCTGATGACATCCGTGACATCAAGGAGTTCAACAATACCCTCCACCCGAACCAGAAGAAATACCCCGGCATGACACGCTGGCAAGTGCTTGAAGCCAATATGAACCCAACGCTTCAGCCAATGGACAAATCGGTGTGGGCACGCTTTATCGGCGAGCACACAGAGACCTCCATACGCAGGAACAGCTACTGCAGAGTGGCGTATAAGGACTGGTGGTTGAGCAAGACTGAGGTGATGGGACGTCTCGATCCGAACAACTACAAGGTGGATGCCTACTATTTGACCGATGAGGACGGCAACGCAACCGATGTTTATATCTTCCAGAACGACCGCCTTATCGACAAGCTCGAGGACGTGGGCACGTTCAACACTGCCGATGCGGAGCAGACTGACGAGGACAAGGAGATATTCGTGAACCAGCAGAAGAAGATAGCAGCATTCAACGCATACGTGAAGAAGAACGCCATTGCAACTGTTGGCATATCCAAGGCTGAGCAGACCGCCCATGAAGAGGCTGCACCACCGCCACCGATTGAACTTCCACCGATGGAAAGTGAGCAGGAAATGGAAGTGACCTACCACATTTCTGACCCGTTGGCAGATTTATAGAATGATATTAGAATACAATTAAAATAACGTGAGACATGATAACGAATGAGAACAAGAAGCGGATATTGGAGGCTATAGCCACCAACCGCACGAACTATCCGAGCGATGCCAAGCACGCTGCTTCATTGGGCATCAGCACCTCGGTATATAGCGCCATCAAGAATGGTCAGACAGACAAGGCACTGAGCGAAGCCAACTGGATAACCATCGCCCGAAGACTGGGTGTGAACCTCAGAGGAGGCATTGAATGGAAGCCAGCACGCACCGCCACCTTCGAATATATCACCAAGCAGCTGGAGTTCAGCCAACAGAGCGGACTGAGTGCGATACTTTGTGATATACCCAACATCGGCAAGACATTCACGGCACGCTATTATGTGCAGTGCCACCGCAATGCCATCTATGTAGATTGCTCCCAAGTGAAGACCAAACTGAAGCTGGTGCGCAAGATAGCCACTGAGTTTGGTGTTGGCAGCAATGGAAGATACAGCGACGTGTACGAGGATTTGGTCTATTACTTGCGCTCAATCGACACCCCACTCATCATTCTGGACGAGGCTGGCGACTTGCAGTATGAGGCATTTCTGGAACTCAAAGCCTTGTGGAACGCTACAGAAAGATGCTGCGCCTGGTATATGATGGGTGCGGACGGACTGAAAGCCAAAATCAATCGCTCCATTGAGTGCAAGAAAGTGGGCTATACCGAGATGCTCAGCCGATACGGTGACCGCTACTCGAAGGTAACGCCCGATGACTGCAAGGAGCGTGAGAAGTTCCTGAAAGACCAGGCGAGCGTGGTGGCAAAGGTGAACGCCCCAGAAGGTGCGGATATTGCTACCCTGGTGCGCAAGTCGGGTGGGGGACTGAGGCGAGTTTACACGGAAATAGAAAAACTAAAAAGAGTGCAGGCATGATGACAAAGATGGAAATGCAATATATGGACGCGGTTATACAAATAAACCGCCGACAACGAAATAACGAGGTGGACTGGGAACAACGACGCTATGAATTGGCCAAGGCTGCATTGTTTGTAGCTCCAGTCCTTCACCATGATCGTGAAGAAATGACAGCCGAACTCATTGCCAAGTATGCTGTCAAGATAGCGGACGCTGTTGTATCAGAACTTATCGAAACAGAGAAGTGATATGGCAAAGCGAGCATACAGCCCCAAGGATGTGGCGAATATCAAGTGCAAGGCGCTACCTTTTGAAGGACAATGGAAAGACGTGTTCGGTCAGCCTGAAGAGGGCGACACATGGTTCATCAGCGGACCAAGTGCCAGCGGCAAGAGTTCGTTTGTGATGCAGTTTGCGAAGATGCTCTGCGGTATAGGCAGCGTGTTGTATGTGTCCTTGGAAGAGGGCGTTGGTCTGTCGATGCAACGACGGCTTGCCCAATTCAAGATGACTGACGTTCAAGGCTCGTTCCGCCTCATTACCGATGGCGACATCAAGGCATTGGAAGAACGTCTGGCGAAGCCCAAGAGTGCCAAGTTTATCATTGTGGACAGTTACCAGTACGCCTACGAAGCAGGGTGGGAATATTCACTGACCAGGGCACTGATAGACCGCTTCAAGCGCAAGACTTTCATTTTCGTCAGCCAAGAGGATAAAGGCAAACCCATCGGCAAACCTGCCATCAGACTGAAATACGCAGCCGGCGTGAAGGTGAGAACGCAAGGCTTCCGTGCTTACTGTCAAGGACGATATTCTGGTAACGTAAGTGAATACTACACCATCTGGGCGGAGAAAGCCGTGGAGGTTTATAATGACAAGTCTAACAACTAAACATAACTGAGATGAAGAAGAAAGTTTATATCAGCGGAGCGATAGCCCACTACGACCTTAAAGAGCGTATGGCAACCTTTGACCATGCGGCACGCTATCTCTCCATAAAAGGTTACGAGCCGGTGAACCCATTTGAAAATGGCGTTTCGCAGGATGCTCACTGGATGGAGCACATGAGAGTGGACATTGCCCTGCTTTTGAAGTGTGATTGCATCTATATGTTGCAAGGCTGGGAATTGAGCAAGGGCGCAAAACTGGAACTGGATGTTGCCAGTTCGTGTGGAATTAAAGTGATGTTTGAAGGTCATGAGAACAATGTTCGTGAATACACCTGCTGCCTTTGCGGTAAGCCCCAAATCGGCTATGGAAACAATCCTCATCCATTGAAAGATGAGGGTGAGTGTTGTCCTGAATGTAATTTGAAGGTGTTAAGTGAAAGAATAAGGTTGTCAAAATTGAAATAGATATGGCACAGGAAGTAACCAATTTCGCACGCTTCTATGGCATACTCAAAAAGAGCTACAAGTTTGCCACCAAGGAGCTGGGCGATGAGTTCAAGGAAGGAGTGGTGAGTCAATTCACTAATGGACGTACCACTTCGCTTAGGGAAATGACCCGTAAGGAGTACGACATGATGTGCGACAAGCTCGAAGGTGTTACAGCCAAATTGATACGCACCGCCAAGGACGAGCAGCGCAAGCATCGAAGCCAGTGCTTGAGGTTGATGCAGAAGCTCGGCATCGATACAACAGACTGGACACGCATCAACGCATTTAGCCAGGATCAGCGTATTGCCGGCAAGGTGTTCTCCCAACTAAGTAATGAGGAATTGGAGCAGCTATCGGTGAAGCTCCGCTCCATCCAGCGCAAGGGAGGTCTGAAACCCAAGAAGGAACCGACACCTCCAGCACAGCCACAAGTGGAATACATGATGGTATCCATCGGAAATGGAGGTGAGGCATGAATGAGAAAGTGAAGCGTGTGATGGAATACATTCATGGCATCGCATACAGAGAACTCCAAGGGGACCAGTACATCGAATTTCTTGAGTGTATTGAATACGAGATAGACAAGGAACTGGAAGAAGGCGACTGGCCGGAACCTGAAGAAGACGAGTGATAAACAATCAAAATAATAATCAACAAAAAGTTTACTACAATGAAAGAAGACAACAAGCAGACCGTTGAAATGACGGCGGAGGAGATGGCCGAGTACCGGGCATTTCAAAAGGCGAAAGCCAAGAAAGAGGCAGAGGCGAAAGCCAAGGCCGAGCGTGAAGAGTACAAACAGCTCGTGGACGAGGAGATAGAGCATTCCATCCCCGTGCTTCTCGGCATCAGCGAGCAAATCAAGGACAGCAAGCAAAAGGTGATGGACAACTTCAAGACCATACTGGAGATGAAGTCTGACCTGTTCAAGACCAAGGTCAAGGACGACCAGCGCAGCCACACGTTCACCAACTCCGAGGGCAACAAGCGCATTACGCTCGGTGTGTATGTGACCGACGGCTACCGTGACACCGTAGAAGACGGCATCGCCATCGTGAAGGAGTACATCGCCGGCCTTGCCAACGACGACAAGACACAGGCGTTGGTGAATATGGTGTTTCGCCTGCTGGCACGCGATGCCAAGGGCACGCTGAAGGCAAGCCGCATCGTGCAACTCCGCAAGGTGGCGCAGGACACCGGCGATGAGCGTTTCCTTGAAGGCGTGCGCATCATCGAGGAAAGCTACCAGCCGGAGGTGAGCAAGCAGTTCATCAGGGCTGAGATAAAGAACGAGAACGGAATGTGGAAGTCAATACCGCTCGGAATGACAGAATCCTAAAAGCGAAGAGACATGATACTGGAAGTAGAGAAGAAACCGAAAGTGGCCTTGTGCCGTAAGTGTTACGGCACAGGTCGTCTCCACGACAAGGAGACTGGCAAAGAATGCACATGTGACCAATGTGAGGGAACGGGTAGAGTAACCGTCAGCGCAAAGATGAGCTATGACATCCGTCCCTATAAACCAAGAGACAGACACTAAAACATTTTATGAGCAAGAGGCGAGGAGCAAGCTATCAGAAACGTGTCACAGACATAAATAGGATATACGACCAACATGCCAAAAGCGGAATCAGCAACCGCGAGATATGGCGAAGGTACGTGTATCCTGTTTATGGTATATGTGAGCGTACCTTCTACAACCTCCTTAATGCCTCTTGTGACCCAAAGAACGAAGTGCCACAAGAGGCACAGACGTTTCTAAAATTCGACTTTGACGATGAACCAGGACATACAGAAAATTATCCGCAATATCCTAAACGACGTTAGGGTGGAGTTGAGTGATGAGTTTGACCGCAACTTTGAACGGCAGGCATTCTTCAACGAGGCATGGCAGCGCAGAAGCAGTCCTACACGCCCTGGCGGTTCCATACTGATAGACACCGGCAAGTTGCGGCAGAGCATCAGCAGCCGAACCACAGACAGCAGTATCACGTTCTGCTCGACACTGCCTTATGCAGCAATACACAACGATGGAGGCGAGGTAAAGGTGACGGCGAGGATGAAGCGATTCTTCTGGCATAAGTACCATGAGGCGACAGGCTCATTCGGACGCAAGAAGAACGGTGAGAGACGTAACGACAAGCGCACCATACAACTGAGCACCGAGGCTGAGTTCTGGAAGCACATGGCTCTGATGAAAGAAGGAAAGAGCATCAAGATACCGCGCCGCAGATTTCTTGGAGCATCGCCAGAAGTGGAGCAAGCGGTCAAGGACATCATCGAGGAGAACCTTGCAGAGTATTTTGAACACGAATATAAATTGAAATGAGAAAGGAATTATTCAACGCCATTAAAGCAAAACTGGCGAGCGATGTGCCTGAAGTGCAGCACATCGATTTGTGGAACCACAATGTGGAGTTTGTAGAGCAGGAAGAAGGATGGGCGCGTCCAGCCGTCTTTGTGGAGTTTGGAAAGATAGAGTGGTCACCATTTCAAGGTGGCAGTCAGCGTGGCAAGGGACTTGTTACTATTCACCTTGTGACAGACTGGGCTGACGGTGGCCATGATGCAGCTTTCGACCTTTGCCACCAGGTGCATACAGCCCTTGACGGATTGAGTGGTGATGATTTTAACGGCATGGCGCTTGTTGAGACGAACACCAACCACAACCACGAAGAGATACTTGAAAGCATCGACTGTTATGCGGTGCGTTACCTATTGCGATAAACCGCCCATGTCGCAACGATTTAGCCCCGACGGATAATTTACCGCCGGGGCTTTTTAATGCCGTTAGAATCGAATTATAACGCCGTTAGGCGGCATCAGTGAACAACATCATGTCTGTGTAGTGCGAGCTGTAGTTCACTGTGGCGTTGAACTCCACCTTGTGGCAGTTCTTGAATGGGTTGCCCACGGTCGGGTTCTTGCCCATCCATTCACAAAGCTCAATAATGGATGACTTGTTGGAAGTGAAATATATAAAGTGATGTCCAGCAAGAATGGTCAGCACATCGAGGTAGTCGGAAAGTTTCCAGTACATATTATATGTGCCAACGTCGGTGGATAGATATGGCGGATCAACAAGGAACACAACATTCGGCATGTCTTTGTATCGGGCGAACACCTCTTTGTAGTCGCATGATACTACTGTGATACCTTCAAGATAGTCCTCACAAGTAGGATAGTCTGACTTGCGGAGATTGTTGTATAGAGCCTCCTTCTTCATTTCGGGGATGCTCAATTTGTATTTCATGGAGAACATCAGTCCGGAAGAAATGGTGATGAAGTCAATGTACCCGACCTCTCGTTCCTCTTGCTCCAAACGAGCGAATATGCGGTCGCGCAGTTCACCACGGATGCAGCTGTGCTTGGGTATGCCTTCCGTCTCCACCATTTTGCGCAGGTCAGCCAAAAGGTGGTTGGTCTGCGGGATGTGCTGTAGGCGGTTGCGGTAGCCGTCGAAGTCGTTGTATATGACTGTGGCATCTGGCTTCTGGCACTTGGTGATGTGTGACAGCAAGCCCGAACCACCGAACAAATCCACGAATACCGTGTCCTCCGGATATTGCTTTAGAACCTTGATGAACTCACGCGCGAACATGCGCTTCTGCCCCACGAAAGGGAGCGGTGCCGATAGATACTGTTTTCTCATGCCTTACACGTTCAGTTCAAATTTCACGTTCTCGTTTCCGTTGAGCAACTGTCGTGTGTGTTCGATGTTGTTTTCGTAGATATGCACATTCGCAAGGTTCAGCGTGATGGACTTCAAAGGGAGGTCAATCTGCCGGGCCATGAGGTAGAGGTGGTAGATGTCGGCTGGCAAGCCGAGGTTCGCGTCCGAGCTGCGCTGGTAAGCCGACACCACTAATTCGCCATTCTCAATCTGGAACTGAACGAGCGACAGACACGGAGCCTGGTTTGTCTCCGCATCGGTGGAACCGAGGAACAGCACATAGTTCTTGCTGTTGCGCTTCTCTCGGTTGATTTTGGCGATGAGTGGCGGCAGCTTCTCAAAGTAGGTAGGGTAGGAGTTTACGAGAATGGCGCCGCAGTAGTCCCACCAGTTGATGCCCACCTCGCGATACTTCTTCACATTGCGTTCACCCTGCATGAAAAGCTGCAGCTCGTTCTTTAACTTCTTTCGTGCGATGCCGTGCCCCTCGAATATGTCGAGCAGGTCAGCAGGGGAAAGCACCAACTGCTCGTTGAGAAGATAGCGTATGCTTCCCTTCTTGTTGGTCTGGTACTTGCCATGAGTAAGTACCTTCTGTAAAATTTGATGGTATTTGTTCATAACCGTTTTGAATTTGAAAACGGTGCAAAGGTAACAACGCGTGTCCCCTCGACAATGACCATACGCAAACGTTACACTGCAAGTAGATTGCAGTCAGTTTTGAAACGCCGTATAAGGCTGTACACCTTGCGCTCGCTTATGGCATATTCTGTGGCGAGCCTTGCCACGATATATGACACCTTCTCGCCTTGTGCGGAAAGTGTGCGGTATTCCTTAAATAGGTCGATATATTGCACATCGTCCAGCCTGATTCCTGCCTTTTGGAGGTAAATTAGCAATTCCCTGTTCAAATTCAGTATCTCTATTAGTTTCATTCTCAGAAATATTTAGTACTTTTGCACCGTCTCACTTACATAGCGCATCGCGCACACACATAAAAAAAGCCATCAATAGGCGAGCGAGGGTTTACGCCCCCGGTCGTGCCTATTGATGGTAACGTGTGTTAAAAAAGTAAGTGAGACGACTATTTTAACAGGCCGGGGGCTTTTTTATTACCCTCCCCCGAAGGGATTGTTTTTAGTCTCGGTATAACTCCAAATTGAAATTATCCTTGCTCTTCCATCCGTCAGCCAGTGTGTCCTGGATATGCTGCATGGCTTTGGTATAGAAGTCCGTCAGTTCTTCGATGGTGTTGAACGTGTGATAGCATGGCTCATCGTCTGTTCCGAACTTGAACGTGACCGGCAATGTCTTGCCGTCAGACTGCACAGCCAAGTCGTATGCCACCTTGTAGTTGAACTGGTTCTCGGTGGAAAGCCACACGCTCATGCCGTTCCACACGAAGCCCGAAAGTATGGTCTCGTTGGTGCGGTCGTTGAACCATTCCGACACCATAGCCTTGATGGTGTCCTCCGATGGCTTGCCGTTGAACTCCGCCTCCATGTAGTCGGCGGATCCGTCCTCGTTGTCATGCACGTCCCAGCGGACGCGCCACTTGTCTTTTACGGGGTTGGTGCATTCAAGCAGCTTCACCCCCTGTGCTCCGTTTACTCTGTTCATCATGTGAAAATGTACTTTGTTCTACCCTTGCCGAAGGTTTCCGCCTTGATGGTGGTCTCGAACGGGAAACCGTCCGGCATTTCACTCACTTGCTGGAGAATGTTCTTCATCTCCTCGCTGTTGGTGAAGAACTTCTTCGGCTCGCCGTTGTGTTCGATGGACACCACGCAGCGGTCTTCGCCCTGACTGGTCTTGACTCCGACCTCGAAGTCCTTCACCACGATGGGCAGGTTCACCAACTCGCGGATGCTTACCACCGCACCCGCAAATCGCTTCTTGCCGTCCTCCGGCTTGTAAGCGACATTCAAATCCTTAAATGATTTCATTTTTTTGCCTGTTAATTTATTGAACAACATTATACAGTCGGCGTGTTTTGCCATTCCGTAGAAACTTGCTATCAAGACACGCCTCCTTTTTCTCGATTTAACCTCGTGCATTTTTCGGGCGAACTTCTGTTTGATACGCTTGCGCAGCAGCACATGGTCGGGATAGATGACATATCCCAGGAAGTCAATGCCCTCGTCCACGGGGAACACACGCTCGTTGGCTTTCACCTTTAAGTCGATTTGTTCCACTTGCTCATGGACGGCATCACGAATCTCCCACAGTTCCGCTTTCGATTTACCGAGTACCACGCCGTCATCACAATAGCGGTAGAAATGACGCACGCCGTACCTGTCCTTCAGATAATGGTCTAAATACACAGACAACAACAGATTGCCCAAGCCCTGCGACGAGCGTAGCCCTATGCTGATACCTTGCGGTATGATGCGGACAAAGTTGTCAAGCATGGCTATGAGCTTCTTGTCTTTGAATACCCGATGCACACTGTACATAACGAAGTCCTGGTTGACACTCTCGTAGAACTTGGAGATGTCGAACTTGTAGCAGAACCTTGTGCCTTCCGGGTCTTCCTGCATATCACGGCGAATGTACTTCATCAAGTCGTGCATTCCCCTGTCCTTGATGCTTGCGGAGGTCGTTCTGATGAATCGCTTCTTCAGATGCTTATCCACCACCGACATGATGGCGTGGACTGCGATGCTGTTCTTCAGCTTCTTGAAGAATTGGATGTGCCGTAGTTTGCCGGCCTCTATAATATCTTTCTCCTCAATGTCCTTTGCGGTCACATGGAATGTGCCAGAAGCAATACGTTCAGAGAGTTCCTTGATGACCTCCTCACGATGCGCGATCAGGTAGCGTCCTTGTCGGCTTTTCTTCCGTTTGGTGCCACTGAGAACCTGGTCGAATGATTCCGCCATGTTGGAATATTCGACTACTTCCTCTATGATATGACCTTCTCTGCGCATAGCATCAGTTGTTTTTAATGATGGAAGATATGGGCCTTCCTTTCCCCGGGCCAGACTTCTTCGAACTGTTGCCAGCCTACCAAACCCTATTGCCCGACACGTGATTTTTCAGCTTTCCACCAGATGGTGCTTTTGCTGTGGCTTGCCACCCTCGGCACCACATCGGGGACACGTCCCCATCGTTGTACGCCGATTGTTGTTGGTGAGACGCGAGCCGACATTCGTGTTCGCATTCGACGCATCGTTATTCGCATTCGCATTCGACACACCGCCATTCGCGTTGTTGTACCCGCGATAGACCACACGGCCTATTGGGTGGCTCTACCGACTGCAAAGTTACTGAATATCTGTGCAAAACGTGACAAAATTGTTCATCGTTACGAGTTTTGGAATGAAACGTTATAACTTTGCATCTAAAAAAGATGACAGTACTACATGATACAGGAGAAGGTTGGAATGGCTTTGTTCGAGAGCTGATTGAAGCCAAAGAGAGAGTGGAGCTTCAGCACGAATCACTAATACGCCATCAGTCAGGCATAGCCGCAACTTTAATAGGCATAATCGCTGTTTTTGGCGATATGTCACAAGGGAGTATGCTTCTTCGCTGCCTGACAGTAGCGAGTGTGTTATTTCTACTGCTGACTGTTCTTTCTGGTGTGTTGTATTGCTTTTTGCAGTACAGACTAAAGTTGAAAGCACTGTCAAATTGCTTACGGCAATATCAAGAAGGCTCTTTGGGGGTTGTGGGGCAGGTTTCCTCACCAACCGCTTTATGGCTTGCCAAAGTCTTCCCATGGTTGTTGTGCGTGGGAATACTACTTCTATCGGCAAGCGCAGTGTGTGCTCTACTGGGGCGTTGAGAGCCTCCCTAATTTTCTCGTCTTGTATTTTTTCTTCCATATCTTGATGTGTTTTGGAAAAATGTTATTACCTTTGCAAAAAGACTTATGCAGCGTTTCACATGTCGGCTCTTATGAGCGCAGGCTTCGGAAGGTTCATAGGTCTTTTTTTGTTTTTATAGTAATCGCATCATATAAACGATAAGGCCTTCTGTTGATTTTGCTTTGAACTCTATTTCCTGATTATTGTAAACGGCTTTGAATACAACAAAATCAAAGGCATGGTGGCGACCGGGTTCAATTCTAATTTGTTCGGCATCTCTTATCCATTCATTTACGCGAGTGGCGATTTCCATTGTTTCTGCGACACGTCTGCTGTTTTTACATTTAGAGTATGTTTCAGTAAAGAACTTTTTCCCGACATGCAATTCAACACCTTCTTTTGTCTGCACTGTTAATCTTGCCCCAGTCGTTCCATCGGGCATTGTTACTTTGGGCAAATGCTTGTCTGCCCAAGTTACTGCCGATTCTTGAATGGACTTACGTTCTTCACTTGTCAGTCTCCTTTGTTCTCCTTCATTTCTTAGGCGGTGAAGAATAAGACATGCTTGACACAACTCATTCTCGGGGACAAACCTTGCCAACTTGATTTTGCCCTTTGCGATGTCGCAGTCCCGGCACCGACGAATGGTGTAGGGATTGTAGTCAGGCACGGTCTTGTACTCCTTGCCGGGGTTGAAATGGAAGATGCCCTTCGTGTCACGTTGCAAAGCCTCCTCACCAAGTGCCATCGCCTCGTCGTGCGGTGTGGCCGGATATTTAGACCGGCGCACCTGCACCACGGTACAGCGGCAGTTCCAGCCGTTAGGCGGATAGTACTCTTCCCAGAACGGGTCGGAAGGTGGCAGCGTTACCCCATTGAGCGCAGCGTGTTCCGGACGCACCTTGCCATCGCCAGTCGTGCGGTACTGAAGGTTGTAGTGGTCGCCGTCCTCCGAGAACCTTTCCCACTTGGCAGCCATCTCCGCAGACGACTGCACGAAGTTGTACTCCGCGCGGAGGTAGTTGGAGTTGTAGGTCTTATCTATCTTCCGAACGTCGTTCAAAAAGGCTTCGAATGTCTTTCGGTTGCCGTTAGAATCAAGCAGCGACGGAAACGCCTCGTTCAATTCGTGAAAGGTTTTCATGCCCGAGAAGATGTAGTCAGACCGCTGGAGCCGTTTGCGCATGGCATCGGACATCTCCACTTGTTTGAAAGTGGAGTCCAATGCACCGGCATGGGCATTGATGAAGTCCTGAACCTTCGACTCGGCCAACACATCGATGCGGAACTCCGACCCTTTCTGAGAATAGAGTGTACGCATCATGCCATCGAACAGTTCGGAGAGCTGCTTGCGCATCTGCTCCTGCTCTTTCGACAGCGACAAAGTTTGTGGATCATCGCCTAACAGTCGGGCATAGCGTTGGTGCAGCCCCACATAATCGGTGGGGCTTAATCGAAAAAACCGCCGTGAATGTTCTGCTGTTGTTTCTTCTTCTTTTCGTCTTTGCTTTCGTCTTGTGGCTCGTTGTTGTTCTCACCACCCTCGTCATCATCATCGTCCTCACCACCAGGTAGCATGGGGGTGGCGTTACGCCGTTCCCCCACAGGCATACTGTACTTCTCCGCAAAGTATGTCGGGTCCACCTCGTAGCGGTCGGCAATCATCGTCTCGTATGCCACCTGCTGCTCCGGGGTATAGTCCACCGCATCGTCCCATTCAAAGCGCAGCCCCTTGACAGGGAAGCCGTGCTTCACCATGCGCGGGATCAGCTGGTTGTTCACGATGTCGCGCAGCATGGTGCAGTCGCTCTCCACAAGGTTCTCGAACACCTCCAAGTGCGTTTCCGACTGCGAGAGGCTGCTGCCGTCCTCTATGGTCATGGTCTGCCCGATGATGAGTTTCGAGAGTTCAGAGTTCGCCCGGTCGATGCGCTTGTCATAGACATTGAAAGCATCGCCCTTGCCGCTCTCCACGAACTCAATCTCCGTGTCCTGCCCTGCCACCATATATTGGCTCGCCCCTGCGCCCTTCAGCATCTGCTCCAGCCGTCCCATCTCCTTGGGGTCGCGTGAGGTGGTGCGTGCAATACGCATCGGCATACCGAAAATCTCGCCGAAGGAATCCCAGAATGCCAACATGTTTTTCTTAGGAATGGTCTGCGTGGCAGCCTTCAGATACAGTCCGAGATCGTCAGGCCGTCCAGCTTCTATGAGCCAGTCAGAGAATGGGGCTGAGTGGTAGTCTATGCCCGTAGTCCAGTCTTGCCCGAGCTGTTGAATCACACGGCCGTATTCAGGAATGACATGCTTCCGTGGAATGAGCTTCACATCCGTATAGCAAGGACATCCATCGCCATCGGTGGTGAGGTCGCCAAGTTCGATGAGCGAGTGTCCCCAAAGATTGGCGGCAAGCGCATATTCGAGCATTTGCTTGAACCAAGCCTGGTCGAAATAGTGGTGTGCCTCCTCGTTCTCATTACCTTTTGCATCGACCAGTTTGAAGGACTTCGCCATGACGAATCCTACACGCTGGCGAACACAGCCCGATAGGTGAAGGTCAATATCCACATCGCGGTATATGTCGTAGAGACGTTGGCGGTTCGGGCTGTCCACATTTATAGCCATCTGCCAGGCGTTGCGCCAGTCGGCAATGTCCCTGCGTGTAAGCGCATCGGTGGTGCGTTGCAGTTCGATGACCATCTTCTTTATGCGCTTGCGGTCAGACGACTTCGCAAGGTTGAAGTCCCCGTTTGGCGTGTGCAGTATATTTTGACTGCCACCTCCGAACATACCGCTGAAAAAGTTCTTTATATCCATAGCGTTACCAGTTATGTCGTAATTGTTTCTGTGAACCGAATATGAGCAAGTCGCCAGTCGGTGTGCCGTCCTCGTCGGTGTTGAGCGGCAGGTCGGGGATGATCTTTCCGGCTTGCACGCCTTCCAGCCACTTTATGGCACGCTCGTAGCGCTCCTTGCGTATTTCGCTGCCCATCTTTTGGGGCATAGCGGCAATCATGTGATAGAGCGCAATGTCGGCGGCATACATTACTACCAAACGGTTGCGGTTTTCGCCTTCAGCCGAGAACACCGCTTCCGTGTCGTATTTTGGTCTGAGGTAGCCGGCAATCTCCTCGCAAGCCTCCAGTTCCGCATTGTCGCGTATCTCCTGCGATGCCTGCGACACGACCTTCAGCGCATTTTCGCCTATGACCACTCTGTAGTCCTCTTCCGTGATAAACATAGTAAGCCTCCTTCCTAATGCGTCACATAAATGGCACGACGCTCGATGTCGGCAACCTTTACACCCTTACGGAAGCGGTGCTTGGCAACCAGTTCGCGGATGGTGCGTTTCGGTACGACCTTCAGCGATCCGTTCATGTAAATCACATAATACTTCATGCCAAGCAGCTTTGAGAGCTTGTTGGCTTTCTTGATGGCACGCTTGCACTGCCATCCCCAGATAATGTCCTTTATTACTTGTATCATTGTTACCAAATGTTTTTGGCGGTCGGTCTTTTGCCGAACACCGGTTTGAAACTTTCCTGTCTTGTATTGCGCTGGAGTATCCATATAGCGCCTTCATCAGCGTCAGGCGCATCGTCATGCACACGGCTGCCACGCTCCAATGCCAACGTCTGTTCTATGCCCACCTGCATATCGGGGTCTTCCTTCTTGCGCTCGTTGTACCAGACAAAGCCACGTTCCCAAAGAGGACTGACCGCCTCGATACGCTGGATTTTGTCTGGCTTCTTTCGCTTGTCGGGCATGATGGGTAGCTGGTAGCCACGCAGCTCACCTTCCACGGCAAACTCGTCCAAAATCACATCCTGCATGAAGTTCGCTTCCATGAAGAACTGAATAGCCACTGTGTCGCGTGTACGCTCGTAGAGGTCGTATAGCCATCGAACCATCTCGCTGACTGTCGCCTGGCGCACGAAACTGTCTATGAGATGCAGTTCCGAGCCAATCTTTCCCCAAACGCGGCTCGCCTTGTAGTCGTTGGAGGTTGTCGATTTGAACGACGGGTCGGTATAGCACACAATCATGTCGTACTTTTCGAGCTTTGGCAAACGCTTGTATCGAATCCAATCCGCACGGAAGATCGTACCATCCACGATAGGGTTGTGCATCATCTCCTTCTCCCAGGCACGATAGCCCACGAAGTCGCGGTAAGCCTGCGCCTCCTCTTTGGTCCATTTCTCTTTCCATACCGGTTCTCCGTTACGATCGACCGCTACGATTTTAGAAAGGAACACTCCCTTTGTACGTGAGAGATTGTAGAGCACAGAGTTCTTGCTGATGAGGTTGCCCACCATAATGAAGCGTCCACGACCCACATCAAGCGCACCAAAGAGAGCTTCCTTCACCCAATCGGTGAGGTCGTGTACGAGTTTATCATTCTTGCAAAGCTGATCGTCGTCAAGGTCATCAATGACGATGTAGTCAGGACGAGATTCACGGTCACGCAGACCACGAGGCGACTGTCCACGACCGCAGGCAAGGAACTTCACACCGCTCTTTGTCTTGAACTCGCCCTCCTGCCATCCGCCGTCGTTCTTCTGCTGTCCGAAGTCGGCAATGAGACGCTGGTTGTATTCCAGTTCCGCTTGAATATCTCCAAGCAGTCGGTCGGCATTGTCCTCCGACTTTCCGACAACCACCATAAAGTTGATGAGCCGCTTCGGTTGGAACATCAACCAGAGCGGCGTGAATACATCAAGGTGGGTCGATTTGGCGTGACCGCGTGGCCACATGAATACAGCCTTCAAGTCGGGCGTGTTTCGGACCTTGCGTGCAGCTTCGTTGTGGAACGGAGCGTTGTGAATGGTGCGTATGACCTCGCCGGTCGTCTTGTCACGCAATTGCAGGAAGTGTGGAAAGTAATACTCGCAGAACGCTGCGTAGTTGTTGAGCAAGCGTTTGATACGCATGTCCCTTTCTACTGGCGTTTCGCTTTTCAGGAGTGACGTGTCCGTAATGGCTTGCACTTGCCGGCATCGCTCTTTCCACTCCTCGTATGCCTTTTTCTTTTCCGCTGCTGTTGCCATAGGCTACCTCCACTATTTTATGCCCATCTGTTCTGTGATGTACATGTCCTGGTACTTGTTGATTACACGCATCAGTTCGGGAGTCACCTCTGGGTCTGTCTGCGAGCGGTACTCCAGCCACTTGGAGAACGCCATGAACACCTCGATGGCATCCACCACATTAGCCTTCTTGTCGAGCTTCTCAATGACCGACGAGAGTTTAGCCAACTTGTCGCCAAGTCCTGCAATGAGTGCAGGGTCGTCGGAACCATTCACTTGTGTAATGAGTGTGTCGATTGTGAGCAACAGTTTGTTCACCAGTTCAGGGCGTGTGATGTTCTTGGCGGCACGAGCCTCTTTCCACCCCTCGGCTGAGCACCATTTGGATATGGTGACGCGCGACACGTCCACCTTCTCCGCAATCTCCTGCTGCTCCATGCCCGAAAGATAGAGCGTGCGTGCCAGCGATTTCTTTTTTTCAATATCTGCCTTTGTCATGTTGATAAGGTTTTTGTTCACATCAGGGCATACCACGCCCCGATTCCTTCTGCAAAAGTGCCACGATTTCGGTGGCTCTCCAAAAAAGTGTGCAATGGTTTCATAGAAGTGTGCAACCATTGCACACTTTTTTGGCGGACAGACAATTACCTCGTAATATTGCACTGCGAATCGGGCAATGCAGCCCAGAAAACGACAATGATATGAGTAAAGGAAAACGCGTAAGAATAACCAACGATAGCCTGAACAGCTACGGCACAAGAGTGCTGACAGCTGGCATGAACGTGGAGCAGTATCAGCGCAACCCCGTCCTGCTGTATATGCACGAGCGTGGTAATGTGATAGGCTATGTGAAAGACCTGAAGGTGGAGGATGGTGAAGTGACCGGCGAATTGATGTTTGACGAAGCATCCGAACTATCCACACGCTGTAAGAAGCAGTATGAGTTCGGCAGTCTGAAGATGGTGAGCGCAGGGCTTGACATTCTGGAGACGAGTGAGGACCCCGAACTGCTTGTGCAGGGTCAGACCAGTCCTACCGTCACCAAGAGCAAACTGTTTGAGGTTAGCTTGGTGGACATTGGAGCCAATGATGATGCCATCGTGCTGCAGAAGGACGGCAAGAAGATTACTCTCGGCAAGGACAGCGAGTGTCCCTTGCCAATGTTGAACAATAATAATCAAAAACAAATGGAACAGAAACAGTATGCCCTGCAGTTGGGCTTGCCGGAAACGGCGACTGATGCGGAGATCACCGCCAAGCTCAGCGAGCTGAATGCCGCTAAGCAAGAGAACGAGAGACTCCAGAAGGAGAAGGAGACCCTTACGCTTGCCAGTATCACTGCCGTCGTGGAGAAAGCAGTCGGCGAGAAGCGTATCGCCACAGACAAGAAGGACGAGTTCATCAACCTCGGCAAGGAAATTGGTCAGGAGAAGTTGGAGCGCATCATCTCTGCCATGTCGCCACAGATGAAGCTCAGTGCCGTTATCGGCCACCATGGTGGAGCTTCAACCCAGCAGCCTGCCACATACAAGAAACTGAGCGATGTGCCGTCTGCAGAACTCCTGACACTCCGCAAAGAGCAGCCCGAGGAGTATAAGCGACTCTACAAGGAGGAGTACGGCATGGAGTGTGAACTTTAGTACAAACCAATAATACAAAAAGAATGAAAACAATTTTGACCATGATTACGGCTTTGCTGTTCAATGCGTTTACAGGAGCCGTGTTCGGTATGACTTTGGGCGTGTCGCCCGTGGCAGGTGCAGTAGGTGCCAATGCCATCGCATTAGCCGTGAGCGGTGCAATGCCAGTGGGCGTGGCACGCGAGGGCGTGCTGAAGGAAATTTGGACTGGAGAGTTGGTTAAGTCCTTGCGTGAGTTTCTCGCAGGGACTTGGCTTGATGGAATCCCCGACAGTTCAAGCATCGTTGACAATGATGTGATTCACTTGGTGGAGGTTGGCGTTGACCCTGACGTGCTTGTCAACAACACCACCTACCCAATCCCCTTGCAGGCACTTGATGACAAGGACATCGCCATTAAGCTTGACAAGTTCCAGACCAAGGTGACCCCTATCACCGATGATGAGTTGTACGCCATCAGCTACGACAAGATTGCCCGAGTGAAGGAGAGTCATTCAAACGCCATCAACGATGCCAAGTTCGCCAAGGCAGCACATGCGCTCTGCGCCCAGAAGAATACAGCCAAGACCCCAGTGCTGACCACCACCGGCGAACGTGATGCTGCTACTGGTCGTCTCAAAATGACCGTCAAGGACCTGCTTGCGATGAAGGCAGCCCTCGACAAGTTGGGCGTTCCGACCACCAACCGTCGCCTCGTATTGTGTACCGACCATGTGAACGACCTCTTGGAGACCGATCAGCGTTTTAAGGAGCAGTACAACATCGACCGCAACACCGGCAAGGTGGGCAAGCTCTACGGCTTTGACATTTATGAATTTGCCAATACCCCTTATTATACATCCAATGGAGTGAAGAAGGCAGTCGGCGACAAGGGAGATACCGCAGGTGATTTCCACTGCTCTTTTGCATTCTATACACAGCGTGTGTTCAAGGCTACTGGCTCCACCAAGATGTACTGGAGTCCTGCCGAGAACAACCCTGAGTACCAGCGCAACGAGGTGAACTTCCGCCACTACTTCGTCTGCATGTTCAAGAAGGCAGATGCAGGTGTCGTAATGACCAGCGGATATAAAGCAGAAGCGTAATGGCGAGAATGAAGTATTTAGTTCTACACTGCACAGCCACCCCTGAAGGCCGTGAGGTAACCTCTAAGGAGATACGCCACTGGCACACTGACCCAGTAAGCAAGGGTGGGCGTGGCTGGAAGCAGGTAGGCTATACCGACCTGATACACTTGGATGGCAAGGTGGAACGCCTTGTCGATAACAACGAAGATGCGGAGGTCGATCCGTGGGAAGTGACCAACGGTGCCAAGGGTTACAACAGTGTGAGCCGTCATGTGGTGTATGCCGGTGGCTGCACCAAGGATATGAAGCACCCCAAGGACACGCGCACCCCTGCGCAGCTGAAGGCGATGACCGACTATGTGCGGAACTTCCATCAGCGTTTTCCGCAGATCAAGATTGTAGGTCATTGCGACCTTCCGGGCGTAAATAAAGCCTGCCCAGCCTTCGATGTAGCCAAGTGGCTCAAGTCAATAGGAATATACCAATAGGAAAAATATGGATGGCATGAATATCAGCGAAGTCCTGAACGTCCTCCTTGGCGGAGGTCTGGTGGCTACCATTGTTGCAATATGCACGCTACGGGCTACCATAAGGAAAGCGAAAGCGGAATCGATGAAGGCGGAAGCCGATGCCGAGACGGTGCGTATGGACAACGCCGAGCATGCCACCCGTATCTTGGTAGAGAACATCGTGAAACCATTGAAGGAAGAACTCAATGAGACAAGAAGATACCTCGAAGCCTCGAAACGCGAGATGGCGCGTCTTCGGAAGGCTATCGACACTGCGAACAGTTGCAAGCATCATGATGATTGCCCTGTTCTTGTCGGGCTGCGCGACAAGCCGAAAAGCGAGCGTGGCCACGGAGGAAAGCGTGAAACAAGTATCCGCCGGACACCCTCCAGAGCGAGGTGCGTCAGACATGGACGGAGACAGTACCACAGGAGGAAGCCAAGCTGGAGATACCTCTGGCGGAACTGACTAACCTGCCCGAAAAGGCAGAGTACCGAGCCAAGAACGGACGAGCCAGCGCAACCGTGCAGAACAAAGGTGGCATCATCGTGGTGTATGCCACTTGCGACAGTCTGCAACGCCAGTGCGAGTACTATGAGCGCCAGATGGCGAGCTACAAGAAAGCATTGGAGCAGCAGAAGAATGAAGCCAGAACGGATAAGGAACGCAGTTCAAATCCGTGGAAGATGCTTCTCATCGCCTTTATTGTCGGAGTGGCGACCGGCACAGTATTAACAATCATAACAAGAAAGATATGGCAAAAAGTGTTTTAGACGGAACTGACCTTATCCTTTCCATGGGTACCAATGCCCTCGGCTTTTCCACCGGTTGTAAGGTGTCCACATCAGCGGAGACCGGTGAACGTGTGACTAAAGAGGCTTCAGGTGGCAAGTGGAAGGAGTCTTACATCAAGAGTTTCTCCGAACAGATTACCGCCGATGGTGTTGTACTTACTGACGGCACGGATGAGGTGCCTTCGTATGACCAGATGAAGGACGCAATGCTTAAGGGTGAGCCAGTGGATGCAGCGTACAATCTGCGTGAAGGAGACAAACGCACAGGTAAAGCCACTGGCGGATATAAAGGCAAGTATCTGATTACCTCTCTTGACCTTGACGCACAGGCTGGTGACGATGCCAAGTATTCAATCACACTTCAGAACTGCGGCAAGGTGGATAAAGTGGGTACGGGTATCACAGACACCACTCAGCAGACTGAATAACAACATCGCGTATGAAAAAGACAAAAATCAAGGTTGGCGACAAGGAGTTCCCTTGCCGTGTGACCATGGGCGCAATGGTGCGCTTCAAGAATGAGAGCGGTAAGGACGTGAGCAAGTTGGAGAAAACCAATATCTCCGAGCTGGTACTGTTTGTTTACTGCTGCGTGAAAAGTGCGTGCAATGCTGACAAGGTGGAGTTTGACTACGACTTCCAGAGCTTTGCTGACCTTATGGAGCCCGACGCAGCGAACTCCTTCTACGAGGATATGGGCGGTGAAGAAAAAAAAACGACCAACCAGGCGGAAAAGAAGTAAGCGTCGAGGAACTGTTGGGTATGGCATTGGGGTGCATCGGGATGAGCAGAGAAGACTTTGAACGATGTACCCCTTTTGAGTTTTACAAGGCATGGGAGCGATGGGCGGAAGCCAAGCGCGATGCGGAGCGCAACGAGTGGGAACGCACAAGAGTGTTGGCGCTCTTTGCCATCCAACCCTATGCAAAAAGCAATCTTCAAGCGCATGACGTTCTACCGTTCCCTTGGGATGAAAAGCAGGAAGAAAAGCGTGAGGAGGTGAGCAAGGACGAGTTCAATGCACGCTTTGAGGCAGCCAAGAAACGTTACGGACTGAAATAAGAAAAGACAATGGCAAAAGCAGTAGAATTTAGAATAAACATCAAGAGCGAGGACGGCGGTGTCCTGAAACGTCTGACAGTGGAAGCCGACGGTCTTGACGACATACTCTCCGAGGTGGGGAATACCGCTGTGGCCACTGGCAACAGACTGCGCGAGATGGCAGACAAGAGCCTCGTGTTCGATACAGCCGTCCGCTCGATCCGCGACCTCAGCGACATGGTGGGCGGACTTGCCGAGCCTTTCGACAGTTTTGAGACCGCCATGCGCAGTGCCAACACCATGGCAGGAAAGAGTGGGGACGAGTTTGAAGCACTGACTGGTCAGATAACGGAACTGAGCAAGAACATACCGCTTGCGCGTGAGGAACTTGCCAACGGCTTATACCAGGTTATATCCAATGGCGTGCCCGAGGATAACTGGATAGAGTTCCTCAACAAATCAAGCCGTAGTGCGGTTGGTGGTATTGCGGACTTGGGAGAGACGGTGACCGTTACTTCCACGCTCATCAAGAACTATGGTCTGGAATGGGATCAAGCAGGAAACATCCAAGACAAGATACAGATGACGGCCAAGAACGGTGTGACCAGCTTTGAGCAGTTGGCGCAGGCATTGCCCCGTGTGAGTGGTAGTGCATCTCAGCTTGGTGTCTCCATGGACGAACTGATGGCAGTGTTCGCCACTACAACGGGTGTGACTGGTGACACGGCGGAAGTATCCACTCAGTTGGCTGCCGTGCTCAACTCACTCATCAAGCCATCTGCGGAAGCTACGAAAGCGGCCAACGAGATGGGCATCGGTTTTAATGCAGCCAGTATTCAGGCTGCTGGTGGTTTAGAGAACTTCCTGCTCGGTTTGGATGCAAGCATACAGGAGTATTCGGCAAAGACCGGACAGTTGAGTCAAACCATTTACGGACAGTTGTTCGGCAGTGCAGACGCAATGCGACTACTCGGTTCGCTGACTGGCGAACAAAAGGAAAAGTTTTCGCAGAACATTGGAGCGATGGCAAACTCCGCAGGAGAGATAGACGCAGCCTTCGACAATATGGCATCGACTGGAGAGAGCCTACGTCAGACGCTCGCTAACCAAATGCACGCCATGATGGATTGGGCAGGCTCAATAGCCAGTACATCCGCTCCTTATGTGGAATGGATAGCTAATAGCGGCATCGCCCTCATGAGTATGGTGCAGCTCAGCGGTGGCATCAAAACTGTGGTGGCAGGACTGAAAGCTGTGAAGGTGGCTACGCTTGCGCAAGCAGCTGCAGCAAAGGTAGTGGCTGTCGCATCCAACATTTGGAAGGTGGCACAGATAGCCCTGAACTTTGTGCTCAGTGCCAACCCCATCGGTATTGTCGTGATGGCTATAGCGGCACTTGTGGGTGCATTGATAGCGGCGTACAATAACTGTGAGACCTTTCGCAATATCTGTGATGCTGTATGGGCAGCGGTGAAGAAAATTGCATCAGCCGTATGGGACTTTCTTGTCAAGGCATTCGAAAAAGCGAGTGCCGTGATAAAGAAGGCATGGGAATGGGTGAAGAAGTTCTTCGGCATAAAGGACGAGACCACAGCAAGGCAGACGGCAGATTTGGAGAAAAACACAAAGGCCACGCAAGCGAACACCAAGGCAAAGACTGCGAACGCCCAGACCGCCTTGAAGAACAATAAGAAACAGAACGCCCCCTCGACAGACAGCGGAAACGGCAGTGGTAAATCGGGGAACCAGGACAAATACAGCGGAAAGAAGCTTATCGCCAATGCCACGAGTTACAAGGAACTTGGCAACAACATCCAGTACTACCAGAACAAACTGGAAACTGCCAACGGAACGGACACCAAGACCATTGCGCTTTATGCAAAGAAAATCGCAGCCTTGCAAAAGCAGCAGGATGCGATAACGCAGTTGCAGGATGCGGCAAGCCGTCCCACCGAACTGAAAACCCTGAAGGACATCGATGCAGAAATCACTTATCAACAGGGATTGAGGGAGAAAGCCTCTGCCGATGAACTTGCAGTAATCGATGCTGAAATACAGCGTTTGAATGACCTTAAAACGGCGTTTGAACGCAGTTCGCATGTTGATGTCGGTTTAGACAAGATACAGACATACCGCCAGCTTGAAAAAGAGCTGCAGTATTATACAGACTTGTTGAAAACCGCTACAGAGACAGAGCGCATCGAGATACAGAAGCAGATAAATGCCCTTAACGACCTGAAGAAGAAATGGGACGATACTCTTGATGAACTGAAGAAGCCGGAGGACATCTCCCGACTGAACACCATCCGTTCGCTGGATGATGCCATCAGCTACTACCAGACCAAGCAGAAGAACGCCAGCGCATCGGAGATTGACGACATACAGCGCACGGTGTTGGAACTGGAGAAGAAACGCGATGCAATGAAGCAACTCACGCGCATTCCCGAAATGGAGGAAGAAGTGGCGAAGCTCGACAGTATGGAGGGCAAGACGCTGACCCTCGAACTGAAAACCATTGGGCTTGATGGTGTGAAGAAACGCATCAAGGAACTCCAGGATATGTTGGCTGACACGAAAAGTCCTATGGACGAGTCGCAGCGAGCCTCCATACAGAAGCTCATCGGCAGTTACGAGGATTACGAGAAGCGCATCCGCAAAAGCAATGTCACGTTAGGTAAGTCGTGGAGCACGGTCAAGGGTGTGGGCAATGGTGTCTCCTCGCTCACCGATGCGCTGCAAGGCAACCGTGACGCATGGTCCACGATTACTGGCGTCGTCGATGCTGCCATTCAGATATATGAGGGCATCAACGGCATCATTTCAATTATTCAGGCCTTGACCGCTGTGACTGGCACCTCCAATACCGTAGTGGCGGCAAGTGGAGTAGCAGCCACCACCGCAGCTACGGCAAAGGTAGCGGCTGCCCCTGAAGAGGTGGCAGCATCCGTGGCGACGATGGCGGCAGTGAAGGCAGAGGCGATGGCATACCGTGAGTTGGCAGCCTCGGAGTTTATGGCGGCACACGCTTACATACCATTCGCAGGCGCAGGCATCGCAGCCGGATTTATCGCTATGATGCAGGGGCTTGTGGCATCGGTGGCTGTTACCCCATTCGCCAACGGCGGTATCGTATATGGACCGACCTTGGCACTGATGGGCGAGTATGCCGGGGCGAAGAGCAACCCTGAGGTGATAGCACCGCTGAACAAACTGAAGTCGCTCATCGGCAATAACGGCGGCGGAGGTGGCGGCGTGTACGAACTGAAGGTAAAAGGACGCGACCTTGTGGCAGTGCTTGCCAACGAGACGAGGATAAACAGAAAGGGAACGAACATCAAAATATAAGGAGCATGTATCTACACGGACACTTTTACAACCAGAAGGACGAGCGCATCGAGGTGCATATCCTGACAAAGGGCGACCGCACAAAGGAAGTTGTCATCGGCGAGAAGGGCGGCGAGCTGTCGTTCACGGGTGATCCCGTGGAACTGACGAGCGAGGTGAATGACACTTTCGACCATCTGCTCTGCCAGCAAGCAAAAGTGCGGCTGCTGACAAGGAACTTCGTGCCCGACTTCTTCTGCGCCTCATGCCTTGACGCAGTGGTGAATATCTACCGCGAGGGCAAATGCCTCTTTGCCGGGTACATAGAACCGCAGTCGTACTCACAAGGCTATAACGAGGAATATGACGAGATAGAACTGAGCTGCATCGATGCGCTGATAGCCCTGCAATACTCGAAGTACCGCGACGTGGGTGCGCTGGGCGTGCTCTACAATGTGGTGAAGGCGGAGGCGGAGCAGCGCACGTTCTTAGAGATGCTGAAGGAGATAATGGGTGGTGTGACGGCAGGTCTTGACATCGTGGGCGGAAACGCCGTGCGCTACCTGTATGACGGGAGCAAGGCGGTGGATGACCTGACGGGCAACCGCTACGCCATATTCGGGCAGCTGACCATCAACGAGTTGCTGTTTCTTGGCGACGAGGAGGATGACGTGTGGCAGCAAGACGAGGTGCTGGAGGAGATGCTGAAGTACCTGAACCTGCACATCGTGCAGGACGGCTTTACCTTTTATATATACTCGTGGGAGAGCGTAAAGGGCGGGGAGCGCATCTACTGGCGCGACCTGCTGACTGGGGCGAGCGTGACGACGGCACGGCAGACGACGGACATACGGACGGGCATCGTGACGGACACGGACACGACCATCAGCGTGGGCGAGGTGTACAACAGGCTGCTGCTGACGGCGAAGGTGGAGAGCATGGAGAGCGTGATAGAGAGTCCGCTGGACGACGATCTGCTGAAAAGCCCGTACAAGAACTACCAGAAATACATGACGGAATACAGCAGCGACGGCGAGGGCTCGACGGCGATAGATGCCTTTGACGCAATGACCCACGGACAGGAAACGACATACAGCGGCGGATGCGTTACGGACTGGTATGTGCAGGTGAAGAACAACAGCGAATGGCTGTTCCCGAACATGGGGAGCGGCAACGTGATGGAGGAACTGTGCAGCGAGGGAAAGAACCAGCAAGCCCTGCCGAACCTGCTGGCGAAGCAGCCGGGAGCTGCCATCATCGCTCTGGGCAAGGTGGAGAAGAAAACGGACGGCAAGGACAACTCGCCGACACCGAAGGTGGAGATGACGAACTACCTGGTGGTGAGCGTGAACGGCAACGGTGACGACAAGGAGGCCACGACCTACCCGAATGCCGACTCACTGAAGGCTGGAGTGCCGAGAGCCGTGTATAACGGCAGCATGACGGGCGGTGTGTTCTCTCCGACAGACGAGGGTACGACCAACTACATCGTGCTGAGTGGAAAATTAGTGCTGAACCCGGTGATGGCACTGACGGACACCTACAAGGCAATATACAACTACGACCGTGCCGGATTTCCTGACGGCATGCCATTTTTTATTGGCATACGGAAATGGTGGCACATGACCGTGCCGAGCCGCAACAACGGTGACGGACGATACTACACGCAGCAGTGGTGGAAAGTGACGACACCCAACGAGGCAGCGACATGGGATGTGGAGACGGAGCACGGTTTTGTGCCGTTCACGGACAGCGGTCCGCAGTTGTACGAGTTCAAGTACAGCGCCATCGGTGACGGCAGCGACCACATATCGAAGGTGGGTGTTTTGGCTTGCATGCTGATAATCGGCGACAAGTGCGTGGTGGAAAAGGGCACGGAGGGACAGGTTTCGGACTTCGAGTGGCGGAAGTACAAGACCTTGGAGGAATGTGCCGACGAGGACGAATACTACCAGCAGTGCTTCACGATAGGATTTGACCCGAAGATCGGCGACAAGATAGTGGGGACAAAGTTTGACCTGCAGAACAACGTGAGCTACGAGCTGGGCATCGACGCTGAAGGCATCGCTATCCCCATAAAGAAAAGCGACAAGGTGAGCGGACGGGTGCGGTTTATGATACTCGGCCCAGTGAACGCCGTGTGGGACGTGGTGACCAGGCGGCACAAGACGTGGTTCAGGCACACGAAATGGAACAGCACGACGATACCGCTGCTGGCGCACGTGAGCAGCATCATGGTGGAGCAGTTCGAGGTGAAGATATACAGCGACAACGGACTGGTGAACAACACGGGCGACAACGACCTGGTGTACATGAGCGACACGAAGGAGAGCTTCGTGAACGTGAAAGATGACATCGAAATGAAGATAAACTCAGCGCTGACGGCTGCGGAGTGTCAGACACTGGACGTGACGGACAGCGTGAAGATGAGCACCCCGGTGAACACGCTGACGGGCGAGGGACTGCTGACGATATACGACCACAACCGTGAGGAGAGCGCGAAGCCGGAGCAGCTGTATGTGGACAGCTACTACAAGGAGTGGCACGCGCCGAGGGTGGTGATGACGCAGAAGTTGACGGACACGGACGGCGGCATTGTGAGCCTGTTCGCCCACTACCGCCACCCGATGATGGGCAAGACCTTCTTCGTGCAGGGCATCAGCCGCAACCTGGAGGAGGGATATGCTGAAATGACACTAAAGGAGATAGAGCAATGATAGACATCAAGGTAATAAAGAAGCCGAAGAACGAGGGCAGCACCTCGGCACTGCGAACCGGGGGCACAGCCTACGGCGGCATGGCGGTGAAGGAGGCGGCGCACGCAGCCAAGGCGGACATCGCTGAACTGGCGAGGGAAGCCACCCATGCCAAGGAGAGCGACCACACGCTGGAAGCTGACCATGCGAAAGAGGCCGACCACGCCACGGACGCAGATGAGGCGAAGCACGCTCTGGAGGCAGACCACGCGAAGGAAGCGGACAATGCCGACCAATGGGACTACCGCCAGTTTGACGACTGGCTGGACCAGCCTGTGAGGAAAAAGGACGGCGTGGTCTTTGAGAGCGTAACGTCGGACAGTATACGGAGTGCAGGTCAGTTTGTGGACGGACTGCTGGGCGCAGGGTTCCAGCTGTGGAAAGGCGAGGATGGGCGCACCTACCTGACGATAGACAAGCTGACGGTAAGGCAGACGATGGCGGTGATGGAACTGCTCATCGAGAAGGTGCGGAGCGTGGGCGGCCAGATATGCGTGAGCGCAGCCAACGGCAAGATAAAGGCGGTGGAGGAGCAAAGCGACCACTATCTCATCAGCTTTGAGCAGGACAACATGTTCGTGCAGCACGACCTGATGCGCTGCCAGACGTTCACGGGCAAGGACATGCGGAGCTATTGGGTGGAAGTAGCGGACGTGATGGCGGACGGCATCGTGGTGGCGAAAGAGGAGTTTGACGGTGTGGAACCCAAGGAGGGCGACGAGTGTGTGCTGATGGGCAACACGATGAACACCGACCGCCAGAACTTGGTGCTCATATCCGCTACGGAGGACGGACAGCCGAGGGTGGACGTGATGGATGGTGTGAGTGGCAAGACATTCGACAACTGCCTACGCGCACGGCTCGGCAACCTGGACGGCATCAAGGATGACAAGTTCCCGGCAGACCGCCAGCCGAAGGGCAACGGACTTTATGCGGACAATGCCTTTCTGAAGGGTACATTCGTACTGGAAACCGGCGAGGACGTGAAAACCCGCTTCGAGATAACGGAGGGCAAGGTACAGAGCGCGATAGACAGCGTGCGGAACGACTTTCTGAGCGAGAAGGGCTACCTGAACAACCCCACGTTTGCGAGCGGACTGGAGAAATGGAACTCGGAGAACGAGACGGTGTTCTTCCTCGTAGGCAACAAGTGGGTGTGGGCGAACGGCTCAGCACTCTCGAAGAAGGGCGACGGCGCAAGCGTCGTTACGGACATGGGGCGCAAGGTGGTGAGAATACGCAACAAGTATATCATGCAGAAGCACGGCAACCTGCGCTTTGTGCCGACTTTTCCGACAAACAGCGAGGGGCAGAAGGAAGCCCTGCCGGTGTACCTGAGTTTCTTCTACCGCTGCGCAAAGGGTGGCACGCTGAAGATTTGCTTCGAGAATGTGGATAAGACAGGGTTCGCTGACTTCGACAGCATGGATGTGAGCGAGGAAATCGCGGCGACTGACGGCTATGTGCGGTATACCTGCAGCGGAGCGTGGAACGGCACGGGTGACTTCAAGTTGGCATTTGACGGCGACATCTACCTGTATATGCTGGTGCTGAGCACTGACAAGATAGAGGCGTTGACGTACAAGTATAAGACGCTGTTCGAGCAGTCAGAGCGACTGGTGAAAATATCGGCAGCCGTGTATGACAAGGACGAACGTGCGCTGCAGGAAACAGGACTGATGATACAGCCCGAAGGCACGGGCATCTATATAAAGGATGTGAACGGCAAGCTGGCACTGATAGGCGTAGGCGTGGAAGAAACGGATGCAGAAGGCAACAAGAAAACCGTGATAAAACTGACAGCGGACAACATCAAGTTGGAGGGACTGGTAACGGCAAACGGCTACTTCAAGGTGAAAGAGGACGGCAGCATAGAAGCCGTGAACGGCACGTTCAGAGGCAACGTGTACGCAGAGGGTGGCACGATAGGCGGCTTCAGTATCGGCAACAGGCATATCGGCGGTGCGGACGTAACCTACAACGATGACGGAACCATCGAGGTGAAGGACACGGAGAACGGCCTGTTCCTGTATGACGACATGATAGGGTTCAACGACAAGGGGCGACAGGCTATCATCGGAACGTGGAACAACTTGGGGCAACCGATATTGTGCCGGTTGATAGATACGGCCACGGACTACAATTTCGATTTCGGCATATCCCCGAAGTACGGCATCGTGTTCGACATAGAAAACTCCATGAACGGGAACTTCGCCTTTGCCGGCAGAGGGGCAGGCGTGCTGAACGGTCCGATGGACGGCTACTCATACAAGAAGATAACGCTTGACAAGACCAACACGGTATTTGTCGGCTATATGGATTTGCAGAAAGCAAACCGATTCATCGTGAAGGCTACGCAAGGCTCAACGGTGGTGGCACTGCCCAAGATAGGACAGGCGCGGGATGCACTCGCCATTGGCAAGAGTACGCCGTTCTGCATGAGGGTGACCATCATCGCAGACATCGGATCGAGCAACTACAAGGTGTGCGGACGCTACAGCCAGCAGGACAGCAACAAGGAATATCCGTGGAACACGGAAGACTTGCCCGTGATGGTGCATTGGGACGGCGGACACTACGAGACACTGGAGATGGGCAAGGGCGACACGCTGGAGGTGCTGTTGGTGTATGACCCCGACAGCACGGAAACGTTGAACGGCTGGGCCACGAAATATACGGCAAGAATCATCAACAAACTATCATAACAAAACAGATATGACTATGGCACTGACAGAAGAAGAGAAAAATGAACTGGTGCAGGACGTGGTGAACCAGATAAAGACCGACAGCCAAAGCGTGGACGAACTGGAAACGGTTAGCACGCTTGACGGTGTGGTAAGCCTCCCTGCCATGCGTGGTGAGACAGTGGTGAGCGCCCCTGTGAAACTGCTCTCGAAACCTGCCGAGGACGCTGCGGCAACCGCCAAGGCATCAGCAGCCGTGGCTGACGCTGCAACAAAGGCGGCAGGAGAAGCCACGACCAAAGCGGAGGCGGCGGCCAAGACCGCCACCGATGCGGCAAGCGAGGCTACGGACGCTGCGCAGAAAACAGATGCAGCCGTGGCAAAGGCTGTGCAAGTGGAGACGGAGTACAAGGCTACGGCACTTGCGGCAAGGAACGGTGCGACAGCTCGGTTCGACGGACTTGTGGAAGGTGTGGAAATAGTGCATGTGTCGTATATCCAGATAGACGGCGTGTACTACGACACGGTGAACAAAGCCTTCTACGGCAAGGTTGAGGGCCGATACTGCAACAACTGGCCCCAGGCAGACCTGTACATGAACGAGGGCCGCACGGAGGTGCTGAAAGACAAGGCGTATGTGTGCGGCGGCGTGGTGTATGTGTGGAGCGAGGAGGAAGATAACCTCGTGGAGATAAGCGGCAGCGGTGGCGGCAACACGTACAACGTGACGGAGGAGGTGCCACTGGAAAGCGGCTACTACACATTGGAAACCGCCATTGCTGCCGTGGAAGAGAAGGTACGCGCCAAGGGACGCTGCATCACCTACGAGACGGCACAGGGCAAATGGGAGACCAAGCAGTTCAAGGGCACGAGCATAGAGAGCTGGGAACAGGCTGCGAGCTGGGAGGACTTTGGCGGTGACGGCACGGTGAAGAGCGTGACGGTGAACGGCAGGAAATTGGAGCCGGGCCATGACGGAAACGTGGACATCACCATCAACGAGACGGAGGTGGACGAGAGCCTGAACGCGAACTCGACGAATCCGGTGCAGAACGCTGCGGTGGCGGCAAAGCTGCAGGAACTGGAAGCCAACACCCTGTTCGGCGGCAGCGTGGAGGTGAGCGATGACGAGAGCAGTGTGCGCGTGACATTGACGAACAAGAGCGGTGCGGAGATTGTGGGTCTGGACATTCCGGCCGGAAGCGGTGGCGGTGGTGGCGGAGAGACCTCCACAACCAAGATCGTGCTGACGGCGGAGGCAGACAAAAGCATCATCAAGGAAGGCGACAGCGCGATGCTGACCTGGACGTATGACCACCAGTACAGCAGCGGCGACGAAAAGGGAACCTCGACGGGACAGAAGGCGACGGTGAGCATCGAGATGAAACGCGGCGCTACGCTGATGTACGCGGACACGCAGCAGGACGTGAGCAAGGGCACCTACACGCTTGACCTGACGAAATACCTGCAGCTGGGCACGACGGACATCTATGTGAGAGCCACCACGACCGACCCGACAACGGGCAAGACGCAGACGAAGCAGAGCTATGTGAGCGTGAAGGCGGTGAGCCTTGCGCTGACGAGCGGTTTCAATATTGCGGAGTGCGTGAGCAAGGGCGGCTACGGTGTGAGTGAGGCGGTGAGCATACCGTTTGCGGTGAGCGGCAGCGGCGACAAGACGGTGACGCTGTATCTGGACGGGCACCAGTGGGACTCGCAGACGGTGAAGCGGAGCGGCACGACAAACGGCAGTTTCTCGCTATCGATGAGCGGACTGAGCATCGGGCGGCACACGGTGCAGCTGGTGGCGGAGATGGAGGCGAGCCAGGAACTGACGCTGAAGAGCGAGAGCATCTACTTCGACATACTGAAGGCAGGACGGAGCGAACCATACATCGGCACGAAACTGACCTTCGGGGACGGGCGCATCTTTGCTGACGACCACCTGACACCGACGATAGAGACGGGACAGTACGAGCAGGTGAAGTTTGACTTCGTGGCCTACGACCCGACGGCGACCCCGGCGATGGTGAGCGTGTGGAGGGACGGCATAAGGACGCAGACGGTGAGCGTGCCGAGGACGGTGCAGACCTACACGAACCGCTTTCTGGAGCAGGGTGCGGTGGCGATGGTGCTGAAATGCGGCACAACGGAATACAAGCTGAACGTGAACGTGACGGAGAGCGGCATCGACCTGGGCGAGGCGACATCGGGATTGGTACTGAAGCTGACGGCAGCGGGCAGGAGCAACGCGGAGAGCGCACCGGCTGAATGGCGTTATAACGACGTTCAAACGGCGTTTGAGGGCTTCGACTGGCAGAGCAACGGCTGGACGGGCGACGCGCTGAAACTGACGAACGGGGCTAACATAGAGATAGGCTACAAGCCATTCGGCAACGATGCGACGACTACGGGCGCAACCTATGAGATGGAGCTGACCTGCACGAACGTAACCGACCGGAAGGGCACGGTGGTGGACTGCATGGCGGACGGCGTGGGCTTCAGGCTGACGACACAGGAGGCGCTGATGCGCACGGGCGCAGGCTCGGAAGTAGGCACGAAGTTCGCGAGCGGCATGACGCTGAAGATAGCCTTCGTGGTGCAGGAGAAGAAGGGCAACAGGCTGATTGAGCTGTATGTGAACGGCATCCTCTGCGGCGCGAAGCAGTATGCCTCGACGGACTCGCTGCTGCAAGGCACGCCGGCGAACATCAGGATAACGAGCGAGAGCGCGGACGTGGAACTGCGCAACCTGCGCGTGTATAACCGCGCATTGGGCGACGATGAGGAACTGGCCAACTACATGGTGGACCGCCCGACGAGCGACGAGATGGTGGTGCTGTTCGAGAAGAACCAGGTGATGGACGACGAGGGCACTGACGTGGACATCGACAAGCTGCGGGCGATGGGCAAGAGCGTGATGAGGATCGTGGGCGACGTGAACCTGGTGAACCAGACGAACAACAAGAAGTTCGAGGTGCCGGTGGACATCTACTTCTACTCGGCCTACGGCAAGGAGTATGACTTCATCGTCTACCAGTGCGGTCTGCGCATCCAGGGCACGTCATCGACAACGTATCCGAGAAAGAACTACCGCATCTACTTCTCGCGCTCGGAGAAGTACGGCACGAAGCTGTATGTGAACGGCGTGGAGGTGGCGGACTTCAAATACTCCTTCAAGCCGGGCGCAAGGCCGATAGACATTTTCTGTCTGAAGGCCGACTTCTCGGACTCATCCTCCACACACAACACGGGCGCGGTGCGCATCGTGAACGACATCTGGAAGAAGTGCGGCTGGCTGACTCCGCCCCAGGCTGCGTACAAGGGTAACTACGACGTGAGAATCGGCGTGGACGGTTTCCCGATAGACCTGTTCTACGACAACGACGGGATGGGCGAGAACGTGTACTTAGGCAAGTACAACTTCAACAACGAGAAGAGCGGCAGCGGCATCATCTACGGCTTTGAGGGCATAGAGGGCTTTAATGACGAGGCGACACTCAAAGGCGAGCGCAACAAGTGCATCTGCCTGGAGTTCCTGAACAACTCGGAGGCACTGTGCCTGTTCGGTACGAGCGACATGGCGACCTTTGACGACGCACTGGAGTTCCGCTTCAAGGCGGACCAGACATGGGCAACGGCGCATGAGGACGACAAGGCGGCTGTGAAAAGGCTGTGGGAGTGGATACAGAGTTGCAAGGGCAATGCGACGAAGTTCCTGAACGAGTACCAGGACTACTTCGGGAACGACTCGCCCTTTGCGTGGTATCTGATAACGGACTACATGATGGCGGTGGACAGCCGTGCGAAGAACATGATGCTGGCCACTTGGGACGGTCTGCACTGGTACTTCCTGCCCTACGACATGGACACGATATTCGGCGAGCGGAACGATTCGGTGCTGAAGTACGACTACACGATAACGTGGGAGACGATGGACGAGAGCATCGGCTCGTATGCCTTCGCGGGACACGACTCCGTGCTGTGGGAACTGGTGAGAGGCTGCAAGGACAAACTGCGCGAGGTGGCCGACAAACTGCGCTCTACCATGTCGCTGGAATACGTCTTAAAAGTGTTCAACGAGGATATGATGGGCAACTGGTGTGAGCGCATCTACAACAAGGACGGCATCTACAAGTACATCAAGCCGCTGACGGAGGGCGTGACGACGGCTGACGGCACGACGAGCTACTATGACTACCTGTATGCGTTGCAGGGCAGCCGGTACGCGCACCGCACGTTCACCATTCAGAACCGCTTTGCGCTGCTGGACAGCCAGTATGTGTGCGGAACGTACAGGAAGGACAGCTTTGCGGCCTACTTCGGCTACAAGTTCGGAAACGACAACAGGAAGATACGGATCACGGCAAGCGAGCGGTACTTCTTCGGCTACGGCTACACGAGCGGCACACCGCATAAGAGCGCGGTGCTGGCCGAGGACACGGGAAGCCAGATAGACCTGACGCTGGACACGGACCTCATCGTGAACGACCCTCAGTACATCTACGGCGCGAGCCGCATCATGGGACTTGACCTGACGGACGTGAGCCATGCGATACTACAGACGCTGAATCTGAACAACTGCTCGGCATTGAGAACCCTTGATGTGAGCTGCGCCCAGACGCAGACGACGCTGAACGCTCTGCTGGTGAACGGCTGCAGAAACCTGCGCACGCTGAACATGACGGGACTGAAGTCGGCATCGTTCACGGGCATAGACCTGAGCAACAACACGAAACTGGAGACGCTGAAGGCAGGCAAGACGACACTGACGGGCGTGAACTTCGCGCAGGGCGCACCGCTGACGAGCGTAACGCTCCCGGCATCGCTCCAGACACTGGAGTTGCGCTATCTGAGCAAACTGACGACAGGCGGACTGACGCTGGAGGGCACAAGCAATATCACAAGACTTGTGGTGGACAACTGCCCCGGCATAGACTGGCAGGTGCTGAAGGCGCGGTGCGGAAACGTGAAGTACCTGCGTGTGACGGGCATCGACATGGAGGGCGACGGCAGCCTGCTGACCTCGCTGATGCAGACCGGAGGCGTGGACGAGAACGGCGGCAACGTGGACACCTGCCGACTGGTGGGCACATATAGGCTGACGAGGTACAAGGACGATGAGGAATACGAGGCACTTCAAGAGCACTTCCCGGAACTGAACATTGAGCAGCCGGAATACACGATGCTGGAGCGGGCGGAAACCGTGGCCGATGATGCGTGCATCAGCAACCTTGACAACGGCACGGGCTACAAGTACGGCAACGACTACAAGTCAAGCGGCCATGTGGCGGCGATACTGAAGAACCGCCACCGTGTGCTGGCGAAGGTAACGAAGAAGGCCACGACAAGGAACGTGAACATCGCGAACATAGACACGGTGATGAACAACCTGGACGGCGAGATGACATACTACCCATTGGACGATGCTGACAGCAACAAGTACGCAGACGGCAGCGCGGCCAAGCTGGACGGCACAGAGGGCGACTGGATGATGCTGGAGCCGTTCTTCTGGAGCAAGGGAGTGAACGACTACCTGAACGGAAAGAACTATGACTGCTACAGCTACAGGGACAGAGACCACATGCCGAGAGTGCCGGAGGCCACGGTACTGACATTAGCGGACATCAAGGCGACGCAGGGCGGATATACGAGCGGCAAGAAGGTGATGAGCGGCAGGGACACGATAACCAACGCCTTCAGCACGGACAACTCGTACTCCGTGTGCATGGTGAGCGTGGAGGGTTACAAGAGGGTGCGCTTTCCGAGCGTTCCAGGCTCGAACCTGGTGGGCAGCGTGTTCGTTGATAAGTCGGGCGCGGTGCTGCAGTCGATAGTTGTATCTACGCTGAGCAACAAGTTCGAGGCGGGCATGTACCTCATCAGCGATGTTCCGGAAGGAGCCGTGGCACTGTATTTCTCCGTGCTGAACACGGCGGAGTTCGACAAGGTGGTACTGAGCAACAGCGACAAGATAGAGGACATGGAACCCGACTGGGTGGCAAACGACGAGCACCTTTGCGGTGTGGTTGGCAGTTCGGTGGTGGGCTCGAAACTGCGTGCATGTATCACGGGCGGCAGCACGACCGCCAACATGACGTGGGCGGACTTTCACTACTACAGCGTGCAGAGGGGCATGCAACAGATAGACGCTCTCATGCACTGGCGCATAGCGAACCTGAGCTATGCGAAGTACGGACGGAAGAACATGCAGGAGCAGTGCGGCGCTGGCTCGCACACGAACATGCGCACGACCGGAGGCACTGCATCAAGAGGCATGCAGGACACCGTGGGCTATGAGGAGGCGAAGGGTATCAACCCGAACGTAACTAACAGCCTAATCGACAACCTGGTGCATCAGTATGCCTGGTATGTGGAGAAAGACGAGTACGGTGCGGCAAAGGTGACGCAGGTGAACAACATCTGCTGCCTGGGCTATGAGGACATATTCGGCCACAAGTATGACATGATGGACTGCGTGGATATGCCGAACACGAGCGGCAACGCAGGCAAGTGGCGCGTGTGGCTGCCCGATGGCACGACGATGATGATAAAGGGCACGACGAACAGCGACTGGTGGATAACGGCGGTGGCTCACGGAAAGTACATGGCTGTGGTGCCGGTAGGCTCGGTGAACGGCTCATCAAGCACGTACTACTCGGACAAGTACTGGATAAGTACCGCAGCAGGCCGTGTGGTCTATCGCGGGTGCAGCAGCGCGAATGGCGGTGTGTCGTATGCGAATGCGATTAAC